CATTGGCAAATACTACTTTTGGAACATACCCTAAAGTAACCGCGCTTACCCCCTTGGGTTGTCCAACAAATGATAATACTAAACTATGCGATTATTACATCGCTTCTTCAGCATATTCTGTTTTCCCAAGTTCACAAGTATACGATTTTATATCCGATAGTGTTCTTACGCTGGCCATTAAAGCAGGGGCTAGATTGATCGAATTGGATATTTATGCCGGAGACAACGACAAACCGATAGTTGGTCTAAAAAATGAGACACTTGGTTACGATTATTCTAAAAACTCTGTTGACTTCGAATCCTGTTGTAGAGCAATAGCAAATTCTGCATTTAACAAAGTTGATACGCCTCTTTCAAGTGACCCCTTCATTCTTAGTTTGGTCTTTCATACCGATAAACGTCACGTTATGGATGCAACTGCTCAAATCTTAAAAGATACGTGTGCTCGCTATTTACTCCATTCAGAATATGCCTTTAAAGGCCAAGGCTCAAAAAATATAGCCCAAGAACCAATTTGTAATTTTGCAGGGAAGTTGATTATCGTGTCTGGTGGATCTATTTCAGGTACCAACATAGAAGAACTTGTAAACTTATCTTGGAATTCATCTAATTTGCGTAGACTAACCTATATGCAGGCTTCTCAACCTTACGACCACGATGAACTTATAAACTCGAATCGCACAAATATCACGATGGTTATTCCAAATCCTACACCAGACCTAAAAAACAATAACCCGACCATACTGTTCTCATATGGATGCCAATGGAATTTGATGAATTATGGGTCATTAGATTCTATGATGGAACTATACGTTGGTCAGTTCCAGCAAGGAAGTGTTATCCTGAAACCCCAAGAGTTGCGTTATAAGCCCGTAGAAGCAAAGACACCTGTCTTGCCCGACCCTGCTACACATTCATTTCAGCCCATGGCTCATACTTCGCCGATTTATGATTCCAACCCCAAAACAGGCGATAAGTCGATAGTAATATAATATCTGTTCGTTTAAATAAAATGCCGAACAAGTGGTTAGCGCATGTCAAGAAGACGATGAAGAACATGAAGGCGAAGGGCACATACGAGAAGGGTAAGGGTCTGAAGCAGGTGATTATGGCGGCAAAGAAAACTTGGCACAAGGCCAAGAAGGGCGGTGCTGATTCTTCTGATGACGAGGTCTCTCCCGCTGCCGCTCCTGCTGCTCCTGCTGCTGCTGCTCCTGCCACGGAAATGGGTGGTCGTCGCAAAACACGCCGTCGTCGCCACAGCCGTCGTCGTTAGAAAAAATGAGTATAACTAACATATAAAGACAAATGGGTGGCGGATTACTTCAATTAGTTGCCTATGGTGCTCAGGATGCATACATTTCTGGTAATCCGCAGATTACATTTTGGAAGGGCCTTTTCAAGCGTCACACTAACTTCGCTATGGAACCTTTCCGAATCAACTTCAGCGGCCAGCCCTCGTGGGGCACGAAGCAGACTGCCATCGTAGGCCGTCATGCCGATCTGCTTTACTCAACTTATGTAGAGGTTGTGTTGCCTTACAAGGGTACGGATGATGCTTCATACAGATGGTCTTCCGGTGACCTAGGATATAAACTAATCAGGCATGTCGAGTTGGACATTGGTGGTCAGATTGTTGATCGTATGTATTCCGAGTTCATGGTGCTTTGGGCTTCTCTAACTCTTTCATTTGATGCTCGTAACAAACTCGCCGCAATGGTAGATCCAAACATTAGGGATGATAGTATCTGCGCTGCCGATGGTCGTAAGAAATTACCGAATGTGCTATACATTCCTTTGCCTTTCTTCTTTACTCGCAATCCTGGCGCTGCTCTTCCCCTAATTGCTCTCCAATATCACGAGGTAAAAATCAATGTGCTTTGGAACGACCCTCAATTTTTTGCAGGTAACTTCGACAATGTAAGCAAATGCCCTCCTCCTACTCAGGCTGCTCTTTACATTGATTACATTTACCTAGATACCGAAGAGCGTCGTCGTATGGCACAGGCGAGCCACGAGTATCTCATCGAGCAGACACAGTTCAACGAAGATAAGGGTATTCGTGGAGCCAATAACCGTATCGACCTGACCTTTAACCACCCCGTAAAGGAACTCATTTGGGTTGTTCAGCCCGCTTCTTATACAGACTGCAAATTGGCAAAGAAAGATAATGTTACTCAACTAGCCCCGTTCACGTATGACCGTTCGTTAGTATACGAGCAATGGTTACAGATTAACGGCCAAGATCGTCTAGACCGTCGTTATGGCGATTACTACAGCAAGGTTCAGCCCTTCCAGCATCATACTGGCGTAGGCACCGCTATCGCCGGTTACGCGGGCGGCGGCGGTATATATTGCTACTCATTTGCTTTGCGCCCCGAAGAGCACCAGCCTTCTGGTACGTGCAACTTCTCACGCATTGATACGGCAACGATTGTCATGAACATGGCGGGCGAAGGCGGTGTACCTCCTGGAATTGGTCCGTCCGAGGCAGATGCTGGCGATTGGAACGTGCGCGTATATGCCGTCAACTACAACGTTCTCCGTGTGATGTCTGGCATGGGCGGTCTGGCATACAGCAACTAATTTGTTTAATCTTTTCAAGATACAGAATACCGTCCATTAACTCTTCCTGAGCATGTTGAATCCATTGTAAAAACGTTAGGTCATTACGATCCAATGTTTTTCCATACTTAATTTGTCCAATCTCTGCTCGTTTCTGGAAAGCAGAGATTACACTTGATACTACTGAATCATATTGGGGCTCCATTTTTATTATATACAACCGTGCTATGTCTAAACTTACCAACTCATTAGGATGTCATCCATTCTACACTGGCCATCCTTCTCATCTTTCTTGGTTTGTTGGTCTACTAATGCATTGGCATGGGCCAACTCAGAATCAAACAAATCATGTTCTTCGTGTCCTTCAGGCATACGAGATTCGTCAATCAAAATATCAACAAATCCAGTTCCACATGGAGGCTTCTGACCAAACATAATGTTTGCTGAGACACCTCGCATAGAGTCAAACTCGCCAGACACTGCTGCATCAAACAGAACCTTAGATGTCATTTCAAATGATGACTTAGCAAGAACACCGTTCTCTAACTTGTTCATACCAAACCGATCAATCGCAATTAGGTAACCATGATAGGTCATTGCATCAACTAACAGGCAAGGGTGACGGTAATTTACGGAATCAGCACCAAATACGTCCATCATCTCTTCATACAAAGCCATACGCGCTGCTTCAATTCCGAACACGTCCAGAATCTCATGAATGTCATTTGAGAAACTCCGCGTGGGGTCAACGTTAGGGAAGACAAACAAGTCAAGCAAGTTGGTTCCTTCTGAGTCAAGAACCCATTGGTTATTCTGAACATAACCAGCAATGCGTTCGTCAAATACAATCTCGTCCTTCTTTTCACGAGGGAATACACGCCCGATTCCATCAATACCAGTTAGTGTTGTATCCAGCAACTTATCTTCAATAAACCGAAGAGACAAGGCATTCTTTACAACATCGGTACCAAACGTAATACGCATAACAAGTTTATCACTTGTATTGGTATCGGGATGGATACAGTCAAATACACGAAGAACTTTGTTGCTTTCAATCTTCATTCGGATTTTTGTCATATCCAGAATGTTTCTTAAAAGCATCTGAGTCGGGTCAAGTTCTAACCGAATAATCCACGGAGATGCACAATTCTGTCCATGACTCAAACTGAACTTCTCGTATGATAGGAGAATCTCACGATCTTCTTGAACAATGGTATTCGAAGACATGGGATTGGGGTCATAGTAGATCCGAACAGACTTGGTGATGTCACGAAGCGTTGTTTTCTGAATTTCTTTCATGCTTGAGATTGCGCCTTGGTGGTCGGACATGTTAGGCATCAGATATATGATGTTCGAAGGGTTTTTGGGATTTTGAGAAACGCTGAGAAGTTCTTGGATACGAGGAACACCTTGCGTTGCATTGGCTTTGGCTGTTCCTGCTTGGTGGAAAGTATTCAGCGTGAGTTGGGTCGTAGGCTCACCAATAGATTGTGCAGCAAGAGGACCAACCATTTCACCTGGATGTACAAGCGCCTTCTTGTATTTGAACTTGATATCACGAATCAGTTCATCGAACAGTGCAACTGTAAACCTGTTGA